TCCTTGCTGGGAAGGAATTCGACAAACTTGGGTTCGGAAAGGAGGACAAGACCGAAGAACCTGATGATCAGCCTGTAGGTACTGACGACTGAGTAACGAAGAGCTTGTGAGAAATCACAGGCTCTTTTGTTTCTATCCTTATTAAACAGAACAAAATGAAAAGGAGAACAAACTATGGCAAATACTATCGACACGACCGTATCCAACATCCTTGCTGAGACTGCTCCTAGCGAGGCGAAAGTGAATCCTTTTAGAGGTTACAAGGGAAGCGAAATCGGACTTCAGAAAGGTCACGAAACCAGAACAAGGAAACGTCTTGAAAACATCGAACTCTTAAAGAGTATCATAAAAGACGCTAAGGGTAAGATCTCCAGAAAAGAACTTAAAGAAATAACTGGAATGGCCACATCAAGTCTTGACAGTTATATTAATGCTTTCGATGACTCGCATTATGTAAAAACATACGGTTTTATTGAGTATGTTGAAAATCCTAAAGATCAGGAAAAGATCAAGGAAGTTACCGAAAAGGCTGAGAAAGCAGCTAAGGAAACCTTCGAAAGATACAACCCTATTAAAAAGAACGACGAAGGATACTCCGATCACACAGCGGGAAAGGCGATCCAGATGATTGACGACATTAATGGCTATCAGAAACCTGGTGAGATCTGGAGAAGCACGTACTCTAACGGAAACAGAGTTAATGTAGTAGTAATCCAGTCCTTTAAGGATGGCTTCTGCACCTGTTTTGAAGTAAAGAAAGACCCCGCTGGTATGGGTAAACTCTATAACCCGATTTACTGCGTTTGCATAGACCTTTACACGAAGGAATATGTGGACTGCAGAAGAGCTATGAGTAGGCCAACTAGATATTTGACCGAGAAGGTTGGCGAAGTTAAGAATTTCGCAGCGATTATCAACAAGTATTGCTTCTTACACGAGATGCTTGTTGAAAAGGTTGTGGAAGTTGAGAAAGTTGTAGAGAAGCCTGTTGAAGTAATTAAAGAAGTTCCTGTCGAGAAGAAAGTCGAAGTTCCTGTTGAAGTCATAAAAGAGGTTCCCGTTGAAAAGAGCGTAGAGCCAATTGACGTTGCTTTACTTAGACAAAAGGCTGAATTTTTCGAGAAGGCTTATCACGATCTGCTGGATGTTCTGAAGGGGGTGGAGTGATGAAAACAGTGTGGGTTCTGTTTAATAATGATGACACTGTATTTCAGATATTTACCACAAAAGAGAAGGCGGAGAAATACCTAAGAGACAACTTTAACAAGGAATACACTTACGACGATTGGTTCGAAATGTATTATTTGCCGAGTCTAAACCCTGGTGAATTCACTCCGCCACCTTCCTTCATACAAGGACCAATTTATTATATTGTAGAACATCCGGTAGATGAGGAATAGGAGGTAGAAAAATGAAAGAGATGATTTACGGAAATAATGGCAGAAAGTCTGAAATTCTTGTTAATGGCACATACAAGGGTATTCAGTATGTCGTACTTAATATTCGCGGAACGCATCCTTGCTGCTACGTGAATCTGCCTGAAGATCATCCTTGGACGCGGTACGTTGGAGATAATAGCTATGCTAATTTTAATTGCGGATATGACGAGATCCCTGTAGAGTGCCATGGAGGTCTTACTTTCGCTGATGATCATCTAAACTGCAAGACACATTACGAAGGCGATAAGAGGGTAGTTGACGTATCGCTCCCAGGTAACTGGATTGGATGGGACTATGCTCACTGCGAAGATTTCACATGGTATCCAGGAAGAGAACCTTATAAATTTGAAAAGGTATGGACTATTGCGGAACTAATCGCAGACTGCAAGAAGGTAATCGATCAAGTGATTGAAGTCTATGAAAAATAATCATATAGAATACGTGGGTGACCTTAGTAAGCTTATTAGGGTCACCTATAGCAATGGCTTTCATGATGGATTTAAGAAAGGAAGGTGCGTCAAAATGATCGGAGATAAGAAGATTGTTGAATACGAAAACTGGTGCCCTAAGTGTAAGTACTTAAACGTAGACGAGGTCGAAGAACCTTGTAACGAATGCTTAACGTATCCGGCCGTAGAGGATAGTCACAAGCCAATTAAATTTGAGGAAAAGTGATGAATAACGTTACAATGTTCTTCGTCTGCGTTGGAGTAATTACACTTTATATAGTTGGTGTGGTATTAATCTCTGGAATATTCGCAAACATCTTAACAGACGGTGTTCCAGATGACTACGACTATATTATGTTAGCCGTCGCTTTACAGACTTTTATTAGTATTGCGTTAATTTGTGACAAGTTAACAGGAGTATTAAAATGATCGACGGTATTAAGTTTGAGGAAAAGTGATGAATGATTTATTAATAATTTCTCAATGCATCGGGATATACGTCATGTATTTACTGTTCGTAATTGCTATCACTGGTTTGTTTGCATTTAAGCTTTTTGACTTAAAAGGCATGGACGATGAAAGTGAAGCTTTAACGTTCTCTACAATAGCGAATGTCGTTCAAGCAGCAGTTGCAATTACGGCGATAGTTCTATATATGAGGAGGTTTCGATGATCGACGGTATTTTTCCTGATAACGAAACCGCATTTATGACAGATGAGACATGGATAGATTATTGTATTCTTGTCTGGTGCTGTAATTCATTAAATGCTAGAGCAGGAGCGCTTCGCTATAAAGATCCATATACAGCAGCTCTGCTTTTTAGAGCGCAACAGGTCATTATGTATTTAAGAGAGAAGGAGAAGAAATGTGCGTTAAACACAAAGTGACGCTTTATATTTGTAAGCGTGGTTTCTGTAAGAACTGCTCAGATCTTTGCAACTTAACCACACACCGGGAAAGAGCAGTCACGGATTATGGTCCGGACTTCGATCCGGAGACTAGACCCGATCGGTTTAAGAAGGAAGAAACCGACAATAAAATCTGGTATACAGAGCAGGAGGTTAAAAATGAAAACTATCGGAACAGTAATTAATACATTGATCATCGTTGGCGGTATGGTAGCAGCGTTTGTAACAGGAAGTATATTCGGATATTCTATTGCAAAGTCCGAAAACAAGTCTAGACCTTATACGTATTACTGGCCGAATTACAATCCTTATAAAAACTACAAAAAGGAGGAAAAAGAAGATGAAGAAAATTAAATATTGTGCTTATCCGGTCGGGGTGATCCTGGCCTTTTTTCTTGTTATTGAGGCATTGATATTTGCGTTTGCTCCTGTAGACACAAGTGCTTCTGAAATGGAGCATATTGGAAAATTCAAAATCACCTTTTATTGTCCATGCCACAAATGCTCTGGAAATTGGGGGCATAAGACAAGTTCTGGAGCAAGAGCAACAGAAGGAAGAACTGTAGCAGTAGACACAAAAGTAATTCCGTATGGGACACATCTATATATTGAAGGCTATGGTGAGTTTATAGCGGAAGACACTGGTGGTTCGTGGGTTCAGGGGAAGCATATTGATATTTTCCTTGAGGACCATTCGAGGTGTCTTGATAATGCCCATGGTAAAAAATACAAGGAGGTGTACATAGTTAAATGAACTTTATAGTACTATTTGCACTCTGTATCATCTGTAGTTCGATTGTGTCCGCAGTATTTGCTTCAGGGCTCTTCGAGTTCGAGAGAAAGAATTATGAAGAGCTTAGTAACAAGATTAACGAAATCAAAACCGCATTAGAAAGGAGTATCGATGATGGAAAATGAAAAAAGAGAAATTAGGAGAGTGATTGATCCTGCGGATAGGGAAATTTCCCCGGGTAGGAAAATCCTGAAATCGTTTGTGGAAATTGATCTTAAGAATTTTACTGAATGGCTCTGGGTTGATTACATCGTACCTGGAGCCAAAAATTTTGTCCTGGATGCGATTTCAAAAGTCTTCTGGGGAGATAGCACAAGGAGCAGCAGTGGATATTCCAGAAGAAGATCTGACTACAAAGAAGACTATACGAGGCATTCTAAGTATAGTTATTCATCTTCGTCTGTGTCGTCTGATAGAAGAACCATCGATAAACCCAGAAAAACCGAAGACATTCCAGATTACAGAGATATTCCTTCCATGTCAGCTGGCAAGGCGAATGATATTGTAAGCCAGATTAACGACTGGCTTGAAGATTATCCGAATCTTACAGTGACACAGTTCTACTACATGTGCGGTTACGACAGCCTTGATCCTATTGATAATAAGTGGGGTTGGACTAAGGAAACTATGAGAGGGCTCGGAACCAAGAGAGCTCCTAGAGGAGAAGTGTATCTCGTTGTTCCGGAGGCACAGCCGTTATGAGTGTTAGTGACATTGCTCCTTGTAAAGGGTGTAAGGATAGATATTTAGGGTGCCATGATAGGTGCCCTAAGTATCTCACCTTTAAGGATAAAGTTAATGAAATTAAGAAGAAACGGTGTGAGTACTATAGTTCTTTGACACCATATTCAACTAAAACTATATCTAAGTTTGTGAAAATGAGGGGACAGAAATGAAATACATCATTGAAATTGAAAATGAGTTTAAGGATTCTTATGGTAATAAGCTTTATAAAGCTAAGAGTTTCAATAGTCTTGTGTTCGATCAGAATGGGCTCGATAAACTTGAAAAATATGAAGCCTTCCAAACCTATAATAAGGGTTACCAGCAAGGTTATGAGGACGCAAGGAAACGGTTTGATCCGATGTATTTTGAACCTGGAGACATCGTGGAGGATAAAGAAGGAAATAAGTTTGCCTTTGTAAATATCGATAGCAATGGAGAATATTACCGTTTTTCGCGTCTGGGATATCCGGTCAGCAAATTGTTTGGTAGATCATATCTTATTGAAAATAAATTTGTAAAAACAGGAGAAAAAGCTGATTTGATTTATATGGACAACAAGTTGTCTTATGTTTCTTACTGTTGTAATTATTGCTGCTGCGATAAACGGGAGGTCTAACATGGAGCATATTTTACAATTTGGTGTGACTATTGACGATCACGCGATTGAAGAGCGCGCAGTGAGTGCTGCTTCTAATGCTGTTGCAGAAGAGTTAAAGAAGAGAATTTTCGAAAAGTATTATGGCAGCTATGGTGGACTTACTTCTGGAGTGGAACATCTTGTAGAACGGTTCCTGCAGAATAACAAGGACGAAATTATCGAAAAGGTAGCGGAGGCAATTGTTGCCAAAATGTACGCTTCGAAAACTATCAGGGAAAAGATTCTTGATACATATAAAAAGGAGGTATCTAAGTGAAATTAGTAGAGCAGAGATTTGATATTCTTACGCCGATTAGCGTTGGCGGTATTGATGAGCTCCAGAGAATTGAAAAGGCGGGAAGAACCTGCTACAAGTCAGAAGACAAGATTACTGACGATGGGGAATCTGCTAAGAAGTTTGTAAAGATGCTTATCGACAAACACCATGAAGCGATGCTTGAACACTCCAGTCTTACCGTCGAATTTACTTGCAGCCGTGGAGTTTCTCATGAGCTTGTGAGACATCGTTTGTTTAGCTTCGCGCAGGAATCGACCAGGTATTGCAATTACAGTAAGGGAAAGTTTGGTGGGAGTTGCACTTATATTATTCCGCCTGAACTTGTTGGAGCTAAAGAAACAGATCCAGGATTTATTGCGTGGAAAGGAGCGCTTCAGAGAGCAGAAGACTACTATTTCGAGCTTCTTGGATACGGATGGAAGCCTGAGGAAGCGCGTGACGTATTACCTAACGCTTTAAAGACCGAGATTGTTGTGACTGGTAATTACAGGGAGTGGAGACATTTCTTACAGCTTCGTTGCGACAAAGCAGCGCATCCACATATTAGAGAGTTAGCGCAGAACTTAGCAATGACTTTAAAGATCTGTATCCCTGTTGTGTTCGATGATATTTGGGTACCAGTGGAGCATACAAACGTTGATATGTGGAGCTCTGTTGGATCAGATGGTGTGAAAAGGATGTGGGATTCATGAATAAGAATGCATGGGAACGTGTCAAAGCTACTGGAACTTTAGCTTGGCGGTATTCTTATGGTGAAAGTGAAAATAAAATTATCTGCGAAGAAATTTACATTATTTTTAGAGATGGCGAAAACTATGTAAGAGCATGGTCAAAAGAAAAACAAGTACCGTACTTTGTTTATGCCGAGGAAAAAGTACCTCATGGCGGTGCGGTATGGCTTAAAGAAAAGAATGACAGTCTGGCTGCTGATCTTTTAATCGAATATTTCAAAAATACGATTAAAGCATTACAATCAGAAATACGTTATTTGACTGATAAAATAGACAACCTTACCGATTGGAAGGATCAAACGGATGAAGGTCTTTAATTTTGATGATATTGTTGTAGACTGTGAACTTTGTAAGAAGGAGATAAGATTACCAGTTAACACTGCATATATTCAAGTCGGTAATAGTTGTGTAAATTTTTCGTGCATATGCCCTGAATGCACGAAGAAATTAACTGATGGGATAAACGATCTTATTAACTCACTATCAAAGGAGAAGTTTTATGAGAAAAGAACGTTGGAAGGATATTACAACTAGAGGTATACCAGCGTGGAGATACTCTTACAATAAAAACACCCTTATCCGCGAAGAAGTATATGTTGTTGTAAATAACAATGAATTTAGCGACGTAGTAAATGCCTGGTCCAAAGAAACTAAGAAGAAATACACCGTCTCAGCAAACGAACAAGAAGTTTATAACGGTATGGTGTGGCTTAAAGAAAAGAACGTTGTGTTAGCCGCTGATCTGTTGATGGAATACTATCAAAATAAACTTAAAGAAAAGAAACTGGAAGCAGAGAGACTTCTCGACAAGATAGTCGCCATTAATGACTGGTCAAATGGTGTTAAATCATGAGACGAATTTACATGATTAAGTGGAATAAAGGATGCACCAAGGAACAATACTTAAAATTACGCGGTTTAGTAGTGTGGTTCACAAGAGTTCCAGGAACGAGTAATAATGAGAGAAGATTTAAAGGAGAGAAGCCTTTCAGATTCAGAGTTATGAAGGACGTCGAGAGGATTTATAAAAGGAGATAGTCAAAATGAATAATCCATATTGCGTAGATTGTGCACATGAAAGTACATGTAAATATGCATACAAACTTGATCAACTGGAGAAAAACTTCGGATACTTCTTAAGCTTCATCTGTAAGTATAGGGAGAAGAAAACAGAGGAACCTAAGAAGGAAGTAAAACCCTACAAGATGAAAGATATTTACGAGGGGATGTCGGTTTCAAAATTTGGAGCAGAATAATGGAGACAAAATATATACTGATTGAGTTTGTTCATCCAGGTATTAGGGCAAAGGATCACCTTTACAGTATTAATGAAGCTGTTGAAAAAGCTAGTGCTAATCTTAAACAGCGCTGTGGAATCGTCATTAAACCTCCAAGGTTATCTGGCAATATGGTATATGTTCCCGTTATTATTCCGGATGGGATAGAGTTTTCATATAATCGGTTACGAGGTATAAGTGCATATTTACTAAAACATCACAAGAATACCTATATGAAATACCGTGTCGGTACGCGGTTATTCTTATATAGATTTTATGAACCGGAGGTTGAAAATAAAGAAACAATTATATCATCTCTGCATAAAGCTAGATGTCTGGATTACTTGGCTGAATTTACAAATTTACTAAGAAGAAGCGATAAAGAAGCCATTGATAAAGTAACTAGAATAGTTGATATATTGGAGGAGACTTAGATGGAAGATAAAGATGTAAAGTGCTATTTATGCAATGAAAAGATCTATGGCACTTATGATACTAGAATTTTGATTTTGTCTAAGCATAAACATAAAATATGCAGCTATTGTGCCGCAAGACTTAAAGAGAAACCTTTTATGCGTTGTTCTTCTTATAATTATGATAATGCGGTTTTTAATGGAGAATGCGAATGATGAGAAGCTTTCATGAACAATACAAACTGACGCTTACACATAGATATGTTTACGAAGACGGATCTGTAAGCAATATCAACGAACCAGTGGTTATAAGATGCTTTGTATCCGATAACCAAAACGTTGACCGCGAACAAATTCTTAACGAAATGATCGATAAGCTTAAAGAGTTTGTTAACGCAGGAGATTTTCTTAAGTTGCGAATTGGAGAGGATTATGTCAAATTATGAAAACTCAGCGTATTCTGATTTAATTAAGCAGTGGAATGACGAACAAAATGAATCCAGTTTTAAACAGTTGGCTGCGTTAAGAAAACAGATGGAGTCCACAGGCGCTCTTAAAGAAGGTGAATGGGTTAGATTCCTTGCTATTTTAACGATGGAGAATTTGAAAAAATGACAATTGAACACTACTACTGCGACTCTTGTAAAAAAGAAATCAAAAGATTTAATGAAATAAACAAAGTTAAGATAACACTTAACACGATGGACGTGAATCTTGACCTATGTGATGATTGTTATGAGAAAGCCTGGAACTTTTTAAAGAAAGACCTTAATTATGATATTTAAAGGTTATGTGGTGCCCTTCGGCTATATGGGATTAGTCGAGGGGCATTATATTTTGTTTGCTACTGAAAACGAATACGTCGAGTATATACGAGACGGAGAGTTTGCTACTGAAAACGAATACGTCGAATACGTTAGGGCACTGTATGGAGGGAACTGATGGACGAGCTGCTTAACAGTACTAATCCGGGGACATTATATTACTACGATAAACCTACAGGAACGTACAAGAAAATTGGAGAAGGGATAACTATCGATTTACCTGTGGACGAAACTTATCCTGCAGATAGATTAGCGGACAGAGAGGATGTTGATAATGGAAATATTAATAAAACTTAAAACCGATTGCCCGTATCTAACAGCAGAGGACGTTAAGGAAGATCTTTTAATGTCCGAGGATCAGATCGGGTGGAATTATGACTATAAGGTGGTTTCAATAGAAGTTGAAAACGAAACTAATCTCGAAAAACATCTCCGTGGAAAGACATCTGAAGAGCAGTACGAATTTTTGTATTGGCTTATGCATGTGTTTGGAAGAGGATATGCCAGCAGTGATCAGGCCATAATTGACTGGATTAGGGGTGATATTAAGGAGGAACCTAATGGCTAAAGGATTTCAAAGCTACTACGATGTTACTTTTTGGATCGGAAGAGGAGAATTCGGGCAGTGCCTTAGATGCGGTCATGAAGGATCATATTCCAATATTTGGAGCGGCATTAAGCTTGGAGGAGAAAAGTTCTGCCCTGCTTGCGGAAGAAGGATATTTTTTCCACTAGAAGATAAGAGCATTATTAACTGCATAGACGTTACGTTAAAAGAGGAGGATAGTGATGGCTAACAATTCGCTCGCTGGAGGGTATAAGGATGGCTTCCCTATTGTTTCAAGTATTATATGCGGAAGAATAGAATGCAAAGCATGGGCTAACGAAAATTTCGTTTATATTCCAATGTACGATAGCAACATTGGAGCATTTTACTTTGAAGTCGATAAGAAGCTCTTTTCTAATACATGTGAGGAGGAAATATGAAGTACGATCCTAAAAAGAAATTGTTTTACTACGACGCCCGTTCAGAAGAGTATAAAGAGACTAAATATCCAGCACTTCATACTATAGTCTATCAGTACGATGATGATTTGAAAGATTTTGAAATAGTTCTTATGAATGAGGAAGAGAAAGTGGACAACGAAGATATGTATAACAAGTCATGCCACGTATTTTACTTCGATTACAAGACAGAGGAATATAAGGTTGCAGAGGCTAATAAAGATTACAAAAAACTCTACAGATATGATGATGACTTAGAGCAGTTCGTTGAAATTAAGAAACCGGACCTGTGGTATTATAAAGCTCTTTCCGCAACTAAGAAACATACAGAAAAGGAAGAAGAGAAAGCGGATAACGTAAACCACCCGAAGCACTATGAGGGATCCTGCTCTATCGAGTGCATTGACGCTATGAGATTTGCTCTCGGAGATGAGGGACTTGCGTTCTTCTGTGCTGGGAATGCATTCAAGTACCTTTGGCGGTACAAATTTAAGAATGGGCAGGAAGATTTAGATAAAGCTAAATGGTATATGGATAAATTGTCTGAACTTTCATACGACAACGATTATAATAGAGACACGGACAAGGTCATAATGAAATTATTCGAAAAAGTTAAACGCTTATATCTAACTGTTACCGGTAAAGAAGAGAATGCAGCGTTTGAAGATGAGGAGGACAAAGACGATGAATGACGTTATGGTAAACAGTGTTATTCAAAACCTCTGCGATAAATTTAACGTTGCTGCATCCGAGTTAGTGCCAAAAATGCAGGCGTATCAGATGGCAATGACGAAACTTGGGATGTGGATTAGTGGAGCGTTTATGGTGCTGTTTCTGATAGCTCTCATTGCCTATATCGCTCATCTTAATTATAAAAGAGACCACTCTGATTTTGTCTGCAGCGATGAGTATCAATTTGCGGTTTTTATTTATGTAATCGTTAATATTGCACCGGTCATTATATGTATAGTTAACGCAGTTGAGTACGTCGGCTGGAAGTATGCTCCTGAGATTAAGTCTATGGAGTACGTCATGAACATGATTAAATAGTGAGGTTAGCATGGAGAAAATATTCTGTGATAGATGCGGGAAAATCATAAACCCGAACGAAGAGGCTGAAAAATATATGATAAACGATATGCCGTTCCATAGAATTACGAAAATTACATATGATGAACACTATAAGAGGAAAAAAGTACATATCGATTTATGCTATAGTTGTCAGAGTGAATTGACTTATTTCTTATATAGTAAGATGAAAAACCCATCAAAAGTTATTTTACAGCAATAGAAGGAGGTGTTTAGTTGGTATGAAAATTGAAAAAGCCATACAAATTCTTGATCATGCTCTTAAAAATGGGTACGAATACCTGCATACTGAAGCTGGTGATATGGCGGTTAGATCTGCGATAGAGGCTCTTAGCAGGCAGGTAGCAAAGAAACCGGATGAGGTATTTATTGAAAACGGAGATCAGTCGCAGACCATTGATATTTGTCCGACATGTGGTAGCACTGAGATTTACGAAGAATACGAATTTACGTACTGCCCTGTATGCGGACAGAAGATAGATTGGAGTGAAGAGGAATCTTAATATGGGTAAACTTACTGAAAGATCCGAACTTTTAATTACTCTTTTTAAAAAAGAAAAAGAAATGATGGATCAACTGAAGGATGATTACAATAATTTTTATAAAAAAGGTGAATTCAAAACCATAAAAGACCACTACCAAAGGATGATGATTGGTAAAGTCTGCAATCTTCTTGTAAAAATGAAGAAAAATGGTGCCACAGCTGAAGATATTAATCTGATGGAAAGGCTTTTATTTGTTGTAATTAATGCTAAAAAGTACAGTCTAGACATTAGAAAGGCCAAGAAAGAGCTTCGTCTTAGTGAACTGGGAAGGAAATATGATGTTGATCACAATTATATTTAAAGCATTAATAACCGCTATTGTGCTGTTTTTAACTTTTAACATAGGAAGGTGCTCTGCAACGCATGATATTTATGATGTAAGAATAGGAAAACGCGATAAAATGCCGGATGATATCATACGATGGGTAAAATGCTGGGATGAAAAGCGTATTAAATAATATTATATCCGCGTAGAAAAAACAAATCCTATAATAGAAACCGAAAATTTGTTTTTGTGAAAGGAGAAAACACCATGAAAGCAAGAAATGTTTTAGCTATTGGACTTGGCATTGTGGGAGGGATTATCTTTGGTGGCTTAAGTGGGGCCGCTAAGGTAATCCAAGACGACGCCTGGGCCGATCTGAAGGACAGTGCGATGAAGTGGAAAGAAGAGCGCGAAAACAAAAAGGAGGAGGAAGACGAGGATGCTTAACGGCTCCTCGTATTTTTTTCAGCTCTTATAATGCAAACCGTTGGTTTAATTTAAAGGAGGACTGATATGTGTATTAAAGATTTTACAATTGGTTTTGTGTTGGGAGCATTAGGAGCTGTTGCCGGTGCTATCGTCGGTTACAAAGTGGCTAAAGAAGAATTTGGTAACCTTGACGACCGACTTGACGGCATCGAGCATTATGCTTCTGATGCGGCAAACAGTTCAAGTTTAACGTATTATTGGACCCTTGGAAAGAAACCAAAGATGCAGGAAGAGGACGCTTAACAGCGTCTTTTTCTTTTGTTCTCGAACTAAGTGAGAGGGCCGTTGAGTGCAACGAAACAAAACGAAGCTAAAACCATTTATATTTCTAACAAGTGAAAGGAGATTGCATTTAACTATGAGAATTCTGCCGACTAAAGACGAAGTTAACACGATTTGTATGCTTGTTTCCATTGGTATCTGGGTTAGGATCGGCTGGGATATGGCTGAAGGGACCGGAACTGCTATCAGGGATTATATTTTAAGACCTGCCAGTAGGAAAATCGTTGATACTTTTAACTCGTAATTAATACAAACCGTATAATGCAAACTGTTGATATTTCAAAGGAGGAGAATTATGGAGAACAAGATGAATGGTTTCACAACGTTCGCAGTAAGGCACCCGTTTATTACGATGTTAATGTTCGGTAAAGCCTGCGAGTCTTTGGTTACGATTGTTCGTGGCCACAGGCCTGCGGGTGTGTATAACTTCAACACCAGTGGAACGGAGACTGAGGAAGAAGAGCAGAAGGAGGAACCTGAAGTTGAGATCGCTCCGGACGAGATGGTCGAAACAGAAAGCGAGGAGGAGGCTTAACAAAGCCTCTTCTTTTTGCTTTCGAATGAAATGAGAATGCCGTTGAGTGAAACGAAACGCTTTCGAACGTAACGAAACAAACTTAAAAGAGCCTAGAAAGGGGAAAACATGTTTAAAAGCATTGGAAAGAAATTAAGCGTTGCTACTGCCAAAGTTGGAATGAAGATCGTAAAGCACTCTCCCGAGATTCTCTTTGGTCTCGGTGTAGTTGGATTCGTTGGAACCGTCGTGTATGCTACTGTGAAGGCCGGTCCTGCTGTAAATAAAGTGCTTGGCGAGCATAATGATAAGCATGACGACCTTGATATTATGCATGATGAAGGTGAAATTGACGATACAGAGCTTAAAAAGGAAGTAAGAAAGCTTTACGCTAATACTTTCTTCCGTACCGTTAAGGTAACTGCTCCGGTTGTTGCGATGGGTCTAGTGTCTATCGGATGCTTTGGCGGTGCGCAGTTTATTGTAGTCCGTCGCCTTGGTGCCATGACTACTGAGTATGTGCTCTTACAGAAGACTTTCGACACCTACAGAAGTAACGTGAGAGCTGATGGAGGTGACACGCTTGATGAAAGATATATGTATGGTCCTGAGAAAAGAGAGATGACCGCTCCTGTTCTTGATGAAGACGGGAATTTGACTGAGGAAACCAGAGAAGTCACCCAGATCAGGAGTATTCCAGAAAACTCTTATATTTGGGACCACAAATCTCCTACGTTTACCGGCATTGACAGCATGGATGACTATTATGTTGAGTGTAAGGAGAAGATGCTGCAGCATGAGTTCGAGAGAAAGGGTGTCTTAACGAGAGCAGATTTCCTTGATGCATTTAAGTTAAAAGATGATCTTGATAAATCGAGAAAGTCTGGTAACGCGATTATGTTTGGTAGAGTCTGGAGCGATAAGGAAGGCGCTGATAACACGATTAGGATTACCAGATACAGGATCCCTGACTATGAAAGTGGGTTCGGCAGATCAAGTAAGGTTGTACTCAGCTGGAATGAAGAGATGATTTATAACGCAATTTAAATAAAGGAGGGCTAAGATGGTCGAAGCTATTCTTACTGTTTGGTTACTGTCGTTAGTATGGATATTTGCGACGATTGGACTGATTGTATTTTTAGCTCCGATCATCGTACTCTTTGGATTCTTTTGGTTACTGTTTAAATTAACGGAGAAGAATAAATGAAGGTAATAGTTTATGTTGGAGCCGGTCTTCTGGCTGGCTCCTTAGCTGGATATTTTACCGGGTGTGTCTTACAGAAAAAGAAAGACGACAAGGAAAATGAGGCTAAATTTAAAGAGTATTATGAGACCTTCGAGAAGATGCAGAAGGAGATTGACGAACTAAAAAACCACATTGAAGACAGTGATATTTCAAGTCTGGATGGGAAAGAGTCGGCCACCGTCATAGAATCGCGTATAAGGCCCCTAGAAGCCTCTAGAACGGACGATAAGGATTACAGGCATAACTATACCGCCTATTCGGAAAACGGCGTTACAGAGGATCCTATGATGATTATGCGGCAAGTGTCTAGTATCACTGAACCTGAGGAAAGAGAACTGGAGAGTCTGCACCCTGTTGACTCAGACGAGGATGAGAAGGAGACCGATAGATATTTAGATGGTCTTAGAGACTCGGAAGATCACGCTTTAAAAAGGCAGGAGAAACCTAGAATCATTAAAGCTTCTGACTTTGGTAATGACGGAACATTAGAGCAGAAGACACTCTACTATTATCAGGACAATGATATTCTCCTTAATGAAGATGAGGAAGAGATCTTTGATGGAGATAAACTTAGCGATACAAACTGGGTTGTTGGAGATTGTCTTGATAAATTTGATTTCCGTACAAATGACGAAGACGTAATCTATGTGAGAAACTATAGGCTTGGATTTGACTACGAGATCATCAAGGTTAGGGACGCGTATACGCCTGCTGAATAATGATATTTCTGGCGCGGAGAGGAGGTGATATGAATGGACGTTAGCGTCTACAATGAGTATTATTTTTATCTTCTTGAAAGGGTTGGACTGTATGAAAAAGAGATTCGTGCGTACAGTTTTCTATTCAGGGAGTTATTCAAAACAGAGTTTAAATGGAGTCTTGACAGAGACGAAAACAGAGCTGCTGATGGGGAAGAATTGAGGAGACAGTTTGAGGAAGATACCGGTGGTGTTACCGATGACTACGATCCTTGCAACATGCTTGAGATGCTTGTCGCTCTATCACTACGCTGCGAGAATGATATCATGGGAACGCAGGGTGAGGACAATACCCGTCAGTGGTTCTGGGATATGCTCGATAACATGGGACTCGATTATTATGATAACAGTCGATGGAATCCTACGGCCGTACAGAGAATTCTTAATAATGTTATATTTAGAAGGTACGACTGGAATGGAAATGGCGGAATGTTTCCTTTAAAGAATCCTCCTGGAGACCAGCGTCGTGTTGAAATTTGGTATCAGATGGGATCTTGGCTGTCTGAAAACTACGATCTGGTTGGGTAAAAACACGATTTCCCGGTTTTTTATACCCTTTTTTATTATTTTGCATTTTGAAAAAAAATAAAAATAAATATAATAAAAAGGACCGGAAATACCGTGATTATCGTGTTAGAAAGGAAAAGAAATGTGAAATGGACTTTTTAAGGGTAAAAAACGTCCCGGTAAATCGTACGGAAATTAACGTTGTCCCGGATTTTATTATCGGGAAGTCAAAAGACCTTATGATACGCGGAAATAATTTTTATGCAGTCTGGGATGAAGAGAATAAAGTTTGGTCTAAGGATGAAAATCGCTGTACATTTTTAATTGACAACGAGATTAGAAATGAGACTGAAAAACTGGAGAGCTCCCTTGGTTCCTATAACATTAGCCCAAAGTATCTTAAGTATACGAGTTCTAAGTCGATGGCTAAGTGGAAGGAATACATTAAGAAACTTAGCGTTGATAACTTTACTCCGCTTGACAGTTCTTTGGTCTTCTCTAACACAGAGAGGAAAAGAGAATTATATTCTTCTCATAGTCTTCCGTACGCTTTAGCTCCTGGTGACTATTCTGCTTACAACGATTTAATTTCGGTATTATATTCTCCTGAAGAAAAGGAGAAGCTTGAGTGGATCATCGGAAGCATTGTTACTGGAGAAAGCAAGAAGCTTCAAAAATTTGTTGTGTTAACTGGCGACGCTGGTACCGGTAAGTCTACGGTAATAAGGATTATAAGAAAATTGTTTGATGGATATTGCAGTACTATTGACGCAAAGGCTCTTGGTAATCCGAATGCGGCGTTTCCGCTTGAGTCATTAAAGAACAATCCTCTTGTTGCATATCAGGATGATGCCGATCTGTCAAAGATTAAGGACAACACAAAACTTAACAGCCTTATATCTCATGAGCCGCTTGAAGTTAATGAGAAGTATGCAAAGAAGTACCAAATGATATTTAGCTGTATGCTCGTGCTTGGGTCGAATGAAGAAGTTAAGATAAGCGATTCAAGAAGCGGAATTCAGAGAAGACTTATTGATGTACGTCCTACAGGTAAAAAGGTTCCGTTCAAGATTTATACAAAATTAATGAAACAAATTGACTTTGAGCTTGGGGCTATTGCGTGGCATTGTAAGGAGGTGTTCGAGAAAGATCCAGAAAAGTTCTTAGACTATAGACCTAGTAAATCTATTAGAGCTACGAACTATACTTATAATTTTCTGGAGGAGAATTACTTCGAGTATAAGAATGGAGTGTCATTAAAGAGACTCTGGTCCGATTATCAAAAGTACTGTAATGATTCAGGTATTCTATATAAACTCAATAGGTTGGAGCTTAAACAAGAAGCGATGGCATATTTTAGCGAGTTTATAACGGACACAGTACTAGACGATGGATCCAGGGTCTATAATTATTTTAAGGGAATTAAACCTGAGAAGTTTGGGCTTAAGCCTAGTGTTGTGGAGGTTAAAGATGGAAGCGGTAATAGTGATAGTCGTAATGATACTGATTCTGTTGAAGATTGGCTCGACTTAAAAGAGCAGCATTCACTACTTGATGATCTTTTTGCAGACTTTCCAGCTCAGTATGCAAAACTAAAAGATGGGAGCGAAGTTCCAATAAAGAGCTGGGACAATGTAAAAACCACACTAAAAGATATTGATACATCTAAAGTTCACTATGTTCTGCCTGATAGTAAGTATATCGAGTTTGACTTAGACCTTAGAAATGAAAAGGGCGAGAAAGACTTTGACTTAAATATTAAGGCTGTTAAGGACTTGGGACTTCCAAAGACGTACGTAGAAACAAGTAAAGGCGGTCAGGGATTACATCTCATTTATATTTATCCTGGAGATGTAAGTAACCTGGCCTTTCTTTATGACGAGAATGTCGAGATTAAAGTGCACTTGGGAAAAGCTTCTATGCGAAGGAAGGTTACGAGATGCAATGATATTCCTGTCGCTACGATTACGTCTGGTCTTCCGTTGAAAGGAGGGAAGAAGATGGTAGACAACGTTACATTCGCAAACGAGAAGCATCTTAGGCGAATGATTATTAAGAATTTAAAGAAAGAGATCCTTCCTCATACAGTTGAATCGATCGGCTTAATTGACAAGGATCTTAGGAGAGCCTACGATCAGGGACTTAAATTTGACGTTACGGATTTAAGGGGAGATATCCTTGACTTTGCTATGAATTCAACTAATTCCGCAAAGAAGTGTATTGATATTGTGTCAAAGATGAAGTTTAAGTCTGATGAACCTACGGAGAACAAGGAAGCAGAAGACGATAGACCAATCGTGTTCTTTGACGTTGAGGTTTATAAGAATCTTTTCATTGTCTGCTGGAAGTATCTTGGCGTTGATGATGTCGTTAAGATGATTAATCCGAAGATCGATGAAGTCGAGAATTTATTTAAGTTCCGGTTAGTTGGGTTTAACAACAGGCGTTACGACAATCATATTCTCTGGGCTTATACGATGGGCTATAAGAACGAGGCGCTCTATGAGCTTTCACAGTCCATCATAAATAATGAACGGATTGGGACTTTCAGCGAAGCGTATAACTTAAGCTATACTGATATTTGGGATTACGCTTCAAATAAGCAGAGTCTTAAGAAGTGGGAGATCCAGCTTGGTATTACACATATGGAGATGGGTATTCCGTGGGACGAGCCTGCTCCTGAGAATATGTGGAATGATATTGCTGAATACTGTGCTAACGATGTAAGAGCAACTGAGGCGGTTTGGAATGCTACTAAGTCCGACTTTAAAGCTAGAGAGATTCTGGCTGACCTCGCTGGCATGACCGTGAACGACACAACAAATAAACTCACTCTGGCGATTGTCTTTGGTAAAGAGAAGCATCCGAAACTTATCTATACGGATCTGTCTACTCTGTTCCCTGGCTATGAGTTTGTCACGGAGTATGTTACTGACGATAAGGGTAAGCAGAAGATAGTTAAGAAGAATATGTACCGTGGTACTGATGTTGGATTTGGTGGTTATGTTTACGCTGAACCCGGTATGTATACGGATGTTGCTCTTCTTGATGTTGCTTCGATGCATCCGACGTCAATCATTATGCTTAATAAACTTGGCGAGTATACTGAGAACTATAAGAATCTTAGGGATGCTCGTATTTATATTAAGCATAGAGATTATGACAAGGTTAGGCATATGTTCGATGGAAAGCTCACAAAGTATCTTACGAGTGATAATGATGCCGATGAGCTTTCGAAGGCGTTAAAGCTTCCTATCAATTCGTTCTACGGTTTATCCAGTGCTGGTTTTGATAACCCGGCAAGAGACTGGAACGATGTGAACAACATCATTGCTCTTAGAGGAGCTCTCTTTATGAGAACACTTCAGGACGAACTTAAGGAACGTGGATATCCTGCTGTTCATTTTAAGACTGATAGCTGTAAGATTCCAAATGCATCTCCAGAGATTATTGAGTTTGTTATGGAGTTTGGTAGGAAGTATGGCTATGAGTTTGAACACGAGGCAACATATAAAAAGATGTGCCTTGTAAATGGTTCTACTTATATTGCCAAATACGATGATAAAGGGATTCGGAATAAAGGTGGCAAGCACGCAAATGAATGGACTGCTACTGCTGCTCAGTTTCAGGTTCCTTATGTTTTCAAGACTCTCTTTAGTCATGAGAAGATTGAGTTTGAGGATCTCTGTGAGACGAAGAGCGTTCAGCGTGGAGCATTATATTTGGATTTCAATGAGAACCTTCCTGAAGGAGAGCATGACTATAGGTTTGTTGGCCGTGTTGGAAGATTCTGTCCGATCAAGAAAGGTTGCGGTGGCGCCGAACTTTTTAGATTTAATGAAGGGAAGTACTACGCTGCAACTGGAACTAAAGGCTTTAGATGGATGGATGCCGAAGTAATTAAGAATGAGAATCTCGACTATGAGAAAATCGTTGACAGAACTTACTACGACATCCAGGTAGATGAAGCTGTTATTGATATTTCAAAGTATGGTGACTTCGAGTGGTTCGTATCTGATGATGACGGTCCTATGCCCGAAGACTATAAGTTTGAAGAAGTAACCAATGACCCGTTAGAGGGTCTTATGAACAAACCTGAATAAGAAAAGGAGAACAAACCATGAATAAACCGAACGGAAACATTACTATCGAGAACGCAAGACTTATCTTCAGAGATTTCACTGGTGAAAAGAATAAATACAACAATGACAGAACGTTTGGGGTTGTGCTTGATCCTGAATTTGCAGATAAACTTGAAAACGATGGATGGAATGTTAAGAGGCTTACACCTAGAGAAGAAGGTGATGAGCCTCTTTGTTTTTTAACAGTAAAGGTTGTGTTCGGTAAAGTACCTCCGAAGATCGTACTCATCGTTGGGAATAAGAAAGCGCCAATTTCGGAAGACAACGTTGGAATGCTTGATTGGATTACCATTGAGAAGGCGGATCTCATTATTCGTCCTTACAACTACGACTTTGCTGGTCGCACCGGAACGAAGGCATACCTCAATTCTCTTTATATTACCAAGGACGTTGATTCTCTTGAAGCTAAATACGCCGATTTGGATGAAGAGGAGGCGATGCCG